AGGCAAAGTAAAATTTGTCAGGATCAACGGGCAGATGACGTGCGTAAAAAACAAAGATTATGGAAAGAGCGGGAATAAACCTGGTGAAAGTAAAACTGGATCCGGAAAATAATGAGATAATAATGAAGTCCGGGATAAAGTTTTTCCTGGACACATCGATAAATCAAGAGCAACACACGGTATTACAGGGAGAAGTGGAGTCTTTACCACTACAGCTATGTTACAGCGATAAAGGTGATAAGCTGCCCTGGTTGACTGACATGGAGATACAGGTGGGTGATCGGGTCCTGATGTATTACATGGGAGTCTTTAACTGCCTGGCCCAGGAGCGCAGACACTATATTAAAGAAGGACCCAACACCTGGATCTTTATCAAGTATCAGAATATCTACGCAGTGATCCGTAATGGCCAGGTTATCCCCATCAATGGATACCTGTTGGTCGAACCTGAAGAGGATCCTGAGTGGATCCGTATCACAGAGCAAGCAGCCGAACAAGGTCTGGAGCTGCCGGATATGCGCAAGCCTACCAACACCCATGTAACATATGGGAAGATTGCCTACATGGGCAAGCCCAATAAGTTCTACTTCCAGCCTGATCTGAGTGATGAGATGGTCGATGTCGAGGTGGGGGATTCAGTCGTTTTGAAAAAAGTGAGGGACATCCCTGCCGAATACGAGTACCATGCGAAGATCGATAATGGGAGAAAGCTGTACAGGGTACAGCGTCACGATATACTAGCAGTGTTATGATTTGGCAGTTCAGTGAAATAGAGTTCAGGGGTATGATGTACAACGTGGCGAAGATGCCACGGGGAGCAAACGTGCTGAAATATTTTAAGGGCCTGAATAAGCATAGAGTGTTCAGGATCTCCCCGGGACCACGCCTGGACAATAACAAGGTTATGCTATATATCATGTGTATGTATGACAAGTACACACCCTTTCGTGCAAAGTTTCCGGATGTGCTGAAGCGCAAGATAGAAATAGCGCATGATGTGGGTTTCCAGACCCAGGAGGGTGGGATCTTCGAGGATTCCGTGGAGGATATGCTAAAGGGCAAGAACAAGATCGTCAATGCAAAGATTGTCGAGTTTGTACGCCAACACCGAAACTTCAAATACGCTTACCTGGTGGGAATTGAAAACTCCTACTATACCATTATGTTGGAGGTTATGGGAGGAGATACCCGCAGGATAGGTGATTTGAGAGATATTCAAAAAGAGCTGGAAGCGACCATGATGGAGCTGATAGGGGAGGATGATAACCCGCACATCCGGGATGCCGTTCTCAGATACGTAGAGGAAGAAAGGTTGAAATTAAGACCTGAAGATATGGCCCAAAAACAAATGAACGATGAATCGCCTATCGCTACTGAAGAGATACAGTGACGAGGTAGATCCAATTATACTTAAGCAATACCGTCCTCCGGATAAGTACCTTTGGGTTAATACCGATGATCGTGATCTGACAGAGTTAAAACTCGACTTACCTACCTGTCCGGCATTTCATACTATTGATGGCTGGGGCCTTGAAGCCAAGGACCAGTATTTTCGACCACCACATCTGCCCCGTAGATTAAAAGAGCTGCAGGATAAGTATGAAACCATCGATGAGATCTGGACCGAGCTGGAAAACAATAAGGATGTTTACGAGTTGGAGATAGAATATATAATGAAGCAGTGGCAGTACCGTCTGAACGGATACTGGTTCTTCAATAATGGCAAACCTACTTATATCGATGGATGGCACTGGTTCTACTGCTCCGTATGGCGTATCGATGTGGGCCTACCCAAGTACAGATCCAGGGACCGCAAGTTCTTCCTGTTCGCACGGATGGTGTACACCGATACCAAAACATTCCAGGATGTAAACGAAAAAGGGGAGGCCATCCCCAATTATGACCACGGATATTTTGATTTCGTGGAAACTGGTGGCCGGGTGCATTATGGATTCAACTACCCCAAGCACCGCAGGGAGGGAGCAACCTACAAGGCCGAGTGTATCAACTATGAAATTATCTCTCGCACAATAGGTGCCTGGGGAGGTATCCAGAGTATGAATGAGGTCCAGGCACGTAAATGCTTCCTGAAGCACCTCATATCCCCATGGAAGAAGCTGCCATTCTATTTCAAGCCGGAGTATAACGGCTCCACCTCACCTAAGAAGGAATTGACATTTGAGCCTCCCGCACGTAGGCTCTCCTCCAAGGGATCCATCATAGGTGGCTCCATTGGCCTGGAGTCAATGATAAACTTTGGCCCTGCAGACGCTGGGACCTATGACGGAGATAAGCTGTATGTCCACCACGATGATGAGGTGGGTAAGCTGAAAAAGGGATTGTCATGTTGGGACCGGCACCTGGTAGTTAAGGAGTGCCTGGTAATGGGATCCGAGATAATTGGGTTTACCATCAAGACAAGTACCGTAGGTGAGATGGAGCGAGGTGGTGGAAAGATATTCAAGCACCAGTGCCAGATGAGTAATTACTTTGTGCGGACACCCAATGGCCAGACCAGATCCGGACTATGTACACTGTTCATCCCAGCCTGTGAGGGTCTCCAGGGATTCATTGATAGGTATGGTGAGTCAGTGATTGATAAGCCTACCAAGGAGCAGGAGAAATATATCGGGCGTAAGATAGGAGCCAAGCAATACCTGCTGAACCGTAGGAAGGGTTACATCGATGCCGGAGACTATGAAGGGCTATCTGAGGAGATCCGTCTTTACCCAATGTCTTTTACAGAGTGTTTCCGAACGGCTGCAAAGTCCTCCGGGTTCAATATGCAGAAGCTGGAGACCTATATTGATGATCTACGCTTTCGCAGAACCGATATGCCCATCGAAGGAGACTTTAAATGGGCCGGTGGCAAAAGAGATACCGTAGTGCAGTTCGTCCCACGTAAGGGAGGTAAGTTCAGAATCTCACACCAGCTCAATATTGATGAGTCCAACCAGAAGGTGTGGGATGATGTTGATCAGAGCTGGAGACCGCTTAACACATCCTGGGGAGTGGCCGGTGCTGACCCCTTTAAGTTCAACCGCACAGAGGGCAACCGTAAGTCAAATGGGGGAGGAGCAGTGGTGCGCAAAGCAAAGCTGAAGGATGGGGATTTCAGTATGAAAAGGAAATTCGTTTGCACCTACTCCAATAGGACCTACGATAAAGAAGAGTATGCCGAGGATATGCTATGTATGTCAGTCTACTACGGGGTAATGATGTTTCCGGAGATCAATGTTGATTTGGTGTGGGAGCACTTTGAGAAAAGAGGCTATGCTGGATTCCTGCTTTACCGTGTGGATCCAAAGACCTTTGAATCAAATAACACCCCAGGAGCAAACACCACGGAGAAACTGAAGCAGGAGATCTTCACGGAGTTTATGAATTTCATTGAGTACGAAGCAGATGAGGAAACACATATTGAGCTGCTGGAGGAATGTCGAGATATTGGAGGACCTGAAGAATTAACAGATTTTGACCTTTTCACCGCAGCCGGGTATGCCTTACTAGCAACGGCACCCATATATCAGGAGGTGGAAGAATTGGATAATGCCACCATTGATATGACAAAATATTTTCGCAAGCGAACATATGACAGGTGAAAAATGTTGTAACTTGCAACCCGGAATGTAGTAAGAGTTCATTGTAAGTTGTAAAGAGAGGTATTGTTGTAAGAGGGAAATTAGCTGTTATGGCAATGACCCTAAATACCATCTCATCCTACCAGAGGGGGAGCTATCCGTTCCCCAAGGACGAAATACGCACTGATGAGAAAGACATCGAGTGGGGTACAATGTGGTGTGAAGCCATGTACGCTGCCTGGGTCACTGATCGGACAGGCGTTCCCTATTCCCAGCTAGACGAGTATTATAATCTCCGCAGATACGGCTCCGGGAACCAGGACATTCTCAAATACCAAAAAATCTTATTGGACGAATCGGACACAGATGGCAACCTTGAAGGCTATCTGAATATTGACTGGGAGGTATTTTCAGTCATGCCGAAGTTCAAACATATCATACGTGGGATCTTCGAGAACCAGGAGCACGATATTGTTGCCTCTGCAGTCGATCCCAAGAGTGTAGCAGATAAGGATCTAGCCTTGCTGCGCAAATGGTTCAATGCCCGGTTCAAGCCCATAATCAATCAGATCGATGAGATGAGGGGCGAACAAACGGCTCCCGAATGGCTCCCGGACACAGTGGATGAGCTGGAGCTGTACAAGCTCTCCGGTGGATTCAAGCTGACCAAGGAGACAGAGATAGAGGAGGGCCTGGATTATTCGTTCTTCATATCAGACTGGAAAGAGACCAAGCGCAAGCTGCTCGATGATTTTTCAGATATAAACTGCGCCTCAGTAAAAGATTTCACAGATATATATACTCGCAAAGCAAAGGTCAGATACGTGGATCCCATGAACCTGGTCATGCAATACTCCCGCCACTGGGATCACCGCAACTCCGAATATGCCGGTGAAGTTATCAAGGAAACAATCTCCAACATACGTAAGAATACAGACATCCACGAAGATGAGCTTCGCAACCTGGCCATGTTCTATAATGGGCGTAACAGTAACCAGAACCTACAGTCCTGGACAACTGACGATCTACGGATTGAGCACGGGGGATGGAAGTACGATAACTTCCTGATCGATGTTCTGGATGGAGAGTGGTTTTCTGTCAACTCGAAGTATTTCACCCAGCGCAGGAATGATAGGGGAGAGACATTCCAGTATGAGGAGAAGTGGGGAAAGACTTACGATACGGAGAAGAAAAAGACCAAGATCAATAAATTCAAAGTGGTCTATCGATGCAAGTGGATCGTAGGGACCAAATTTTCTTATGACTATGGATTACAATATGATGTTCCAAGGCCCGGGAAGAAAGAGGTAGAGCTGTCGTATAAGTTCTATAAACTTCCCGGGAGATCCATAGTAAGTCTGTCCGTGCCGAATTTAGACCAGATTCAACTCACGTTTTTAAAATTACAAAATGCCTTGGCCATGGCTGCCAACTCTGGTATTGCCGTGGAATTTACGACTCTCCAGAATATGAAGCTGGGAGGCAATAAAATGGAACCCCTGGAGATCCTTTCCATACGGAGAGACACAGGGGATCTTGTTTATAAGACCAC